TCATTAGAAATTGTGAAACCAAACTTAAATAATTGTTTAGCATACGCGCCGGTCGATAAATGGACTGAACATGAAAAATTACAAGGTAAGAATCATTATAGTAAACAAACAGGGTCATTAATTCTCCTAAATGGCCCAAAAATATCACAATTGGAAATTGACAATATAAGTAATGAATTAAGGTCGGCCCGGGCTCGCGTGCATAATTGAGATAGATATAAAAATAACTGAATCATAATAAATGTCTCACGGATCAAGGTATAAAAAATCTACTGCTAAAATGAGATGGAAGTGGAAAAAGAAAAGAACACGACGCTTGCAACGAAAAAGAAGAAAAATGAGAGCAAGAGCTAAATAAAATCATTATTTTTCATAAAATAATGAATTAATTGCTATTAGATTTTTTTGTTTCAACACGTCTTCGTTTAGAAAAAGCTCTAACCAACTCTCTTCTATCATCAATCACACTGTTTCTTGGATCCGGATAGGTATTAATTATTTCGCCCAACTTCATCCCTACCGGGTTAAATGTCGAAGACGTTTTAAAATATAACCACCCATATTCTTTCCAGTTCAAAAGTGTTTCTATTATTTTTGATATTATACAGGTATCTGGGCGGGGAATATTGCTTCTTGACAAAAGTTTGGTATTTTTAACAGTTCTCCATAACGCGAGACAACTTTCTACGTTTTCTTCATTTCCATATCGTCCTAATGTTTCAGGATTCGTATCTCGGAATGCTGCTAGGAAATTTCTATCTTGTAATGCGAAACATATTGCTTGGCGTAAAGTCCAAGGTATTTTAGTTTTTCTACCTCTATCATCTTTTAGAAACACGGTTGGATTTTTATTAATCAATAAATCTAACCACATGTCTGCCATTGCATTTTGAAGATTTTTAGATGGTTGAAGATACTTAGGTTCTGTAAAAGTTTGCCCCGTCAATGGATTTCTAAATGTAATATCTGAATCAATATTTTCGTCACTTTCATCTAGATAACCCAAAAAAGTCATCATACTATAACTTTGACACAGTGTATCATTTACTCTCCATAAGTGTTGGTAGCACATTCCACCGCTACATACAGTTTTAGTTCCTCTACGGCAAATATGATGAAAGGAGTTGTCATATTCAGTCGATTTAACTGTTGCCAATTTAAGAAATAATTTTCGATTCTTACCCGTTCCTATATACTGTCTTCTTTTGTACTTTCTTACACCTCTATCTTTGGCTGTCGCTTCCATTATATGCCGTCTGATATTCTGGTCTCCAAATACCAGATTAATATAATTAAAATGCTCGAGACCAAATCGTTCTAATTTTTCTTTACTAGGTAGTGTCATTTATATTTTCGGGTGATTAAATTTATTTTCATTTTATAAGTATGAAAAAAGTGATAAAATTAATGAAGAAACGATGGATCGAGAAATAGGTTGGGTTAATATTTCAATTTAATTGAGTTTTCAATTAAATTACATAACACCTTTTTCAAGACCCATCCCATTCAATCCACACGCGCTGACTACCTGAGGACAACTTCTGTCGCAGATGTATCTTCGACCATCATTTGAAACTGTCAAATTCTCGATATCCTCTTGGGATGCATAATGTAACCAAGCATCACTCACCGGGTTGCAAACTCGACGTTCTGTTGGGAGTACTGGATAAAATTTATTCATTTTATATTCGTCCCTAACATTCGGTGGGAATTTTTCAGGATTCTGACAAGAATCAGTGTTACCACATCTTTGTATGCCTGAGCATTCACCGATTGTGGGCGCTGAAGCATGATGTGTAAAATTCAATATATTCTGCTTTTCCCAGTTGTTATAAACGTCGTCGGCATAGTCGTTGACGAAATTTTCACCTTTGCATTGTATTACGATGGATATGATTAACCCAACGATCGACAGAGCAAATAAAATCCATAAAGTTATGGTCAGGGTAGTATTCTTTTTACTTCCACCTGATTTTTTAGATCTGGACTTTTTAACCATTTATTAGAAAAAGAAAAACTATTTTTTAGTTTGTTCTTTTAAAAATTTCATAAAAATCTCACGGTCTTTGTATACGTCGTCCAGACGTTCGTTGGCTGACATAATAAACATCGGTACAAATGACGCCAACGTGGTTCCCTCTTGACCAAATAAAGTTTTTAATTCGTCTAATTTAGCATCGGTGATGACATTTTTAGCAGGAGCTTCTAATTCTTTGATCTTTTCAAATACATAACAAACCAATTTAGTTAAGCTAGTAGCATCAAATGCATTATGACTTACCATTTGATAGAAAAAATCAACATCCATCTCTTCGTGAATTTCTTTAATCCTATCCTGTCGTCTTGGGGTTAAATTACAGATTCTATCTCGCAATTCGGAGTATAGATTTTTAACCCAGTTCCAATCTGGTGTATCTGACGCTAAGCTTTGTTGTAATAGATCTACAAAAGCTTGTCTAAATTGTGTCTTGACTTGATTTTTAACGCCTTCAAGTGGATCTTTTCCTAGGTGATCTAGGTCTTCTGTTTCTTGTCTCTTTTCACTCATTTGTTGATAAAATTTCTTGTTTAAAATGAATATTTAAGACTGAGGTGTAACATATAAATGAAATATTTAGTTTTTGACACTGAAACCACCGGGTTACCCCAGAGACAGTCCTGGAGTAAATACCACCCGATTACCGATTTTTCCAAATACGAAAAGGCGAGGATTGTATCGATCGCTTGGGCGATTTATGAAGATTTGAAACTTATCAAATCTGTTTATCACGTGGTTAAACCATCGGATTTTGTTATTGACGACACTAGTATTGCCACCAAAATTAACGGTATCACACGAAAAATCGCAGATGAACAAGGAATCTCTTTACGAGATGTGTTGACGGAGTTTGATCGAGACATCGATGAACATACTACTCTGGTAGCACATAATCTAGATTTTGATAAAAATATTATTTTGGCGGAAATAGCACATCTTGGAGATCTAGAATTAGTCAGAAAGGTTTTAGCTATGCCTGAATACTGTACAATGAAAAAGAGTGTAAATGTTGCTAAAATCAAAAAATCACGCGGTGGTTATAAATTTCCTAGACTGAGCGAGCTGTTTTATCACTTTCATGGTCGTGAATTTCAAAATGCTCATAATGCTCAAGCAGATGTCGATGCTTGTGTAAAATGTTATCAAAAATTAACAGGTCTTAAATAAATATAGAATGGTTAAGACAAAATGGGACTGGATGGCATATACTGCGATCGGGATTGGACAAGTCGCTTTCGTATACGAGATGATTGATATTGTTAATTCAGAAGATTCTACTAAATTCACGTGGCCCTTTGTAATTTTAGGACTGGTTACCTCTAGTTTAGGTTTAATTTATGGGTTCAAAAATAAGCTGATGCCATTGATAATTACAGGAGTAATTGATGCGATATTATCCATCGTTATGCTATCGCTTAAAATTTGTTACGATAAGAAGTGTGCGAATTAAGTTGTTATAATTATTATTTTAACAACTAACTGTTTCTGGTTTTATGATCCAATTCGTGACTTTTAGCAATACAACTTCGAATAGTTGATGTGATAATGTTATCAAAATTATATCTATCCATTACATGCAAACCAGCTTCTGTAGTTCCACCTTTACTGGTGATTTGTGTTATCGTGCTAAAATCTTCTATGGAAGCTGCTGCTTTTAAAGAAGCCATGGCGAATTTTGGAGCTAGATGAGTTGGTACTCTTTGCGAATCTGCCTCGGTACTCATAGCCTGACATAGCTTAAGAATGAAAGCGGGACCGCTACCTATAATAGCGGTAGCTACATCTATATCTGTTTCATTACTCACCTTAATGGGATTTCCACCATGTGAAAAAATAGTATCAGTCATTTCCTCCAATGCTTTATCGTTTGTGTAAAATGCTGTGTCGCTCTTACCTTTATCCATCGCCAGATTTGGCATTGCTCTACATATTTTAGTATGCGGTAAAAACTTTTGTAGTGTTTCGGTACTTATTCCAGCTAAAACACTAATTAAGCCCCCTGGATCGGAAACATTGGTATTTAGTTCGTTGGAAAAACTATGTAAATCCTGCGGCTTAATGCAAAGAATAGAGCAATCATCTGGTGTTAATTTTATTTTAGAGATAGAGTCAACAACCGTGAATGGTAAATTCACGCCGGTTTTTGGTAAGTTTTTTTCAACACCTATTATGTTATTATGAGGAGAACATTTCTTTAGTAATTTACCTATTTGCCTACCCATGATACCCAATCCAATCACAATAAATCTTGTCATATTTTTATAATTCTGACATAGCTAATAATTCATTTTATAATTCCTAGTAGACAAGTGCACATGCGATTTTTAAAATTCACGAGAAAATGTTACAAGTCGGAATTGATTTTATAGAGTACTTAATAAGTAAGACGAATATGAATTTTACAACGGAAAAAAGTTCGAACAAAGGAATAAAAACACTACAAGAATTGGCTACTGAAAAACTAGCAGTTACAGCCGCGGAGGAGATACAAGTTAATGGTGATGATGGAACTAGAGCTGACATCAAACTTGTTGAAGAGTCTTTGACAGAAATCAAAGACGTGTTGGCTCTAGTGATAATACTTGATAACACATCCTCGCAGGAGCCTTCGTGGGAACTGATTAGACAGATGTTGAAAGATCTACTCCCATTTTTAGAATCTAGACACGGGGAAGCTAGCCAATTTAGTATAACTTACGAGATTAGAATCATATACGCTAATGATTATGATGATACTCATTTAGCAGAGAAAGCACGAGCAAAAAGGCTCGGAAAAGAATATATCGCCGATCCTTACACGCCCACTTATTCTCAAGAACTACGATATCACCCGGATTTTGTCTCCAAAGCTGTTGTTGGTGAGCTATGCCGTATCTCTTCTACATCTACATCAGAAGAAAAACAAGAATTTGTGAAGATTCTTGAATCTATGAAGTGCTACGGGGGTGGTGACCTAGCAGAGGCTTACACACCAGCTCTAAAATTAGGACAAGACCATACGAATGAGCTCTCCGCAAAATACGGGAGTAAAGCAGTAATAGCTACGCTTTTTTGCGGCGACGATTCTCCCCATGGTTGTCATACATCCCAAAAAGGTCGTCGCTGTAGAGAATCTTGGCCAGATGGAGATCCATCAGGTATGGATTGGTTTCAAGTGGTTGATAATTATACAGTCCCTATCCATTCTCTTTCACCATCTCATGCTAATTCGGATTCTAGGTGTGTACTTGGGTATGCTACAAGTAAAACCGGAGGTTTTCATCTTAATGTGGATGCAAATTCTTCGCAAGTCATTCTTCGTCTCCTAATGGCAGAAATGAAACTCTCTTGGTTGTTAGAAAGAAATTTGAAAGACATGGAAGGTGCATCATCAGAAGAGATTGCCAAAAAGGTAGCTGAACTAATTAATAAGGAAAGTTTTGAAAAACCGTCGAATACCGTACCAGAAGATCCTAGGATTAGTGAGATCAACACGGAAATAGCGAAAAATGGTATACGACCCGAACTAATGAGATCCGTATCTGATCGATTGGGGGCAATGCAATCAATATCGCCTAGATTGAAGACTACTTCTTGTGTTACAAGGGGTGTTAGTAATGCTGGTTTAATGCGAGCACTAAGGACCTCCACTGGAATGACTATGCCACCAACGCTAATGAGAGAGGTATCACAAAGCGTTTTGGTGGAAGATGACGTACCAGATGAAGATAATGATTTAGAAATTCCCGTATTGACGAGGCAAACCGCATGGTAGTCGATGAATAGTGATTAAGAATATATAACAAATTTGTTATATATTATTTCTCAGAAGGTGCATACATCACTGGATTTTCGTGATAATGCAAGCTATCTCTTCGCTTTATAGATCTATTTTTACATTCTATCCACAATGTATATTCACGATGACATATATTTCTTAAAATACTTTGTGGGCCTAAAACATTTACTCTCATACATTCTCTCCATTCTTTCTCTCGCATCTTACAAGCTCTTGGTAGCATTTTTTATTATATTCATTTACACCGGATTTCAATTTCAATTTCAATATAAGAAAATCATTTATCTAGAAAATGCCTCTATCTTTAAGCAAATTAGCATCTTTTTTGTTCAAAAAAGACTTCATTCCCAGAAAATATTTTAGGTACGAAGGTAATTGTATCTTTTTAGAAATAGTATCGTTGTCTTCCGGAGTTACTACAATGCTGTATATTCCTTCCAGATTTGTCATTCCATTGAGTCCGGGGGAGAATGTCATAGAAGTGGAATTAATGGACATAGAAAACATGGATCCAAATGCATATGACAGAAATCCTTTGGTAAATCCCGAAGAAACTTACCAACCAGTAGACGTTATACCATCTAACGATCATGGAAATACCGAAGAAATGTTACAATTGAAGTATAAAAAAGCAATTGAGTTGAAGTCTGGAAAAACAAGAAATACAGTCGTTTTGAAAGAAATTATTAGACAATTGAATAGACTTCAATATTGTGTCCAAGGTCTCCCGTATGATATAACTATTTATCAAAATAACTACCTCGTTTACATGAGGAATCAAGAACCCGATTGTTACATTATAAAAGACAAACTATTAAGTCGCTCTAGGCATCTAAGAGTAACCACACCACTACAGTTAATCTATGAACGGGCCAATACCATGGATCATGAAACGTCACAAGTGGTCGTTGGTATTCAAAAAATATTAGATAAAAATATGAGAAGTCATGCTAAATTTTTAAATCAGTTGATCAGTAGAAAGGGTAACTTATTGAACTTTGCTGGGTTGATGAACCGGAAAAAAATGGAATACGACCAGTTGGTGAGAAAATATAAAGGACTTCTTGAAAAATTGGACATTCAAGAAAAAGATATCAAATCACAAAGGAAAAAATTTTCAGATCTTGGTGATACAGGTTTTGATTCCGAGTTGAATAGAAGTCAAGTTAGAGCTGGGTTTGAAAGAAAGTTGCAACATTGTCTTACGGTTAAGCAAAAAATTATTGATAAGATGATTGTTATTCAATCAGCTTCGGAAAGTCTTTCTTTGCAAGCAGATAAGATACTTTACGATAATTCGATCATGATGGATAAGATATTCAAAAATTTCTCAAAATTAATTGAACTTAGTAAGTAAAATGAACGAATTACAAACAGGAGATTTATTACTTTTTAATAACCACAGTGGTGGGATTTTTGGTCTTTTTACCAATATGATTAAATGGGGAACTCATAGCAACTACACTCATGTTGCGATGGTTTTACGAGATCCCACTTTTATACATCCATCATTGAAGGGTTTATATGTCTGGGAGTCAACTTTCAACGGTCATCCGGATCCGCAAGATGGTCAAATTAAACTTGGCGTACAAATAACCCCGTTATTGGAATGTCTGAATTTTGAAAACAGAACTGCTTACGTCAGAAAATTATCTTGCCCAAGGGAAAAATTGTCAAATGATGTTTTATCACAAATACACAATGTTGTTTACGACAAACCTTACGACATAGTACCATCTGATTGGATCCAAGCATTGTTCCAGTGTGACTCTCGTCCACAAAAAACTGATAGGTTCTGGTGTAGTGCTCTGGTTGGATATATTTACACCAAATTGGGAATATTAAAAGATGATACTGATTGGAGCATACTGAGACCTGTTGATTTCTCCTTAAGCGGGGAAAGTGTAAAATTTAATTCTAATTGTTCACTTGAGAATTTTGAAAAAATTTTATACAAAACTTAAAAATTTTTTTTATTTTTATTATCTACTAGATAAAAATGTCTTTAGCTGAAGTCGGATCACCTTTTACTACTTCCTACGTCCAAACTGATGCTTTGGGTCAACCAAATGCATGCTACGCAACTCTCGCAGGATACAATTCTCGTGTACCGGGTACCATTAATGGCTCGCCCGCTGTTGTTCAGGTTCCATCCCAAAGAATTCAACAGATCCCTGTATGGGGCTCGCAGGGTTATGATTCATTAACTCACGGTCAGAACTACAGATGTGGTGGCTACTACACCATCCAGGGTGCTTACCCATCGTACAACAAAGCTTGTGGTCGTCTCGCAAAACGTGCATGCGCGGGAACCAAATTACACATGTAAATTTTGTAGTCGAATCTTCATACTTTTTGTATTAAGATTTAATCAAGTGTAGGTACTGATGGTTGTAGAGCAATACCACATTGTCCATGGGATTCAGGAATATTTCTTGCTAGTAGAATATAACCTTTATTACCCCAACTCTCGCCCCAGCTATTCTTAACTTTCCAGTAATCTGTATTATTCAAAGTTCCATAACCAACAGCGAGCACCCCATGATCTAGATTAGTTCCACAGGCTCCATCAAACACCCCACTGTGATAAAACTGGAAAGAAGGTTGGTCTGCTTCAATCGCCACTGATACTGGTTGAGTATAAACAGCTTTTTGAAGTTCTTTCTCATCACTTTTTGGAACATCTTGAAAACCTGTGATCTTGAAAACAGAATTGCATTTAGTACATGTCTGACCATCCGTGCCTGTGTACGGATAGCTCTCTTCAGTACAAATACCTTGATTCTCGACGAATTTAAATGCTAGATCCATGAGTCCACCGTTACACCCATTATTACCATAACTACCAGAACAATCCACCAATTCTTGTTCAGAGAAATTAGTTAGTTGCTTGTTCTTAATATAGTTCAGACCCTCCAGAGCTCCTGTGGTGGAAAAAGCCCAACAACTACCACACTGTCCTTGGTTCTTAACAGGTGTGACAGCTCCCTCGCTTACCCAGTCCCATGATTTAGGAAGATCTCCATAATTTTCAGAAATAGAATAAGATGAAATCCTGGGAAATTTTGGTTGTGTATTTACACCTACGTATTTATCTCTGAACTCGCCCCAATCCAAATCTCCAAAAGTATTCATACGCAATTTCCAATTTCGGTTAGCTCGATTATGAGACTCGATGAGAAGATGGTTTCTCTCAAAAATACTCTTTCGTTTGAAATATTCGGCTGTGCTATCATATCGCTTATTATAATTATTCACAAAGTTCGCAAAACTGTGCGAACGTGTCAAGCTACATAGAGATGACATGTAAAGACTTGCTAGTAGAATTTTAAACATTTATTTATCAAAATAAATGTTTAGATTTTCATTCTTGGAAAAATCGACACTTAATGGTTTTCGGTCCAACTTTCACCTTTATAATTAGTATAGGTTGTAAAATTTCCAGCTTCTCCTTCATAATTTTCAAGAAGTCCACCCCAAGCGGGTTGGTAATTTTGTGAACCACCATATACAGTTACTCCCCATTTTTTGGCAGCTCGCCAGTTAAATTTACGACCTCCAACAGACTTGTATATACCAATTTTTTCTTCTGGAACACCTCTGTCTATGAGTTTCTTTTTTTCTACTCGAGTTGTGAAGAGTTCAATCTCATCTACTGGTCCTACTATAGTATAGCGTGTGAATCCATTATCTAGTCCTACGCAAGGGACTCTATCTCCAGAATATCTTAAGTATATCTTAAGTTTTTTTATTTCTTCACCGGATTTTTTCTCGATTTCAACCTTTTCATTTTCATATCTTTCACGATCTCGCTTTGCTTGTAGCATAAATTTATCACGTTCTTCTTCTGATAGAGTATTCCATCGTGCACGCATATGCTTAATATAATGTTGATAAGCAGTTAGAGGTTTTACACGCATCAACAAATACTCTCTAGTTGCAGTGCGCTCTTTTTGTATAGCATTGATTATAGTGCGCTGTCGTTCTGTAATAGAAGCCATTTGCAATTTTATTCGTCATCTTTTCTATTCATTTTGTATTTTAATTGTCTGAATCTATCACGCGAGGTTCTATATCGCAAACCACCGTTAGCATTTCCATAGATCTTGCCGGTCACGCTCGTACGTGTAATGCCAGGTGGGTGGTACAATTTGAATATTACCCAACTTTTTACCCATTTTTTAATTATTCTATAATTCCTAGAGATCAATATGTAATTACATAATAGGTCGTCAACTAGTTCGTAATAAATAGTATTATCAAAATCTTGGAAAGTACCAAAATTTGGTCTATTTGAGGTATATTCTTTCATTGTTTTCTTAATTGCCATGGAGGTTAGATAATTCTTATAGCTCCAAAATGATGTGTCGAAGGTCGAAGCAAAATGTATCTTTTTCAATCTTTTCAACAATTCTGATTCCACTAAAATTTTAACTTCTGCTGGAGAAACGTATTCAGTTTCGTACCACACGGGGTCGTATTGATGTACATGCCAAGCTTGCATTTATTTGTAAGATTGGTGATAATTAATTCAAATCTGGTTTTTCTAGTAATATATAAATGTCAAGCAACAGTGATTTTAATTTCCCAACGAAGTTGAGAACAGCTGCTGTCAAATTTCCCAGGGGTGTCATGAGCAAGTCTACCATAGAAATTTACCGTGTAGCGACAAATAAAAAATATGCTCCTAAAGGTCTTGGGTCGGCTATAAAATTTATTCAATACTATCTCAACAGAGGAGGTAGTGGTATATCTAACTCGCAGAGAAACAGAATAGAAAAGGCGAAAGAAATGCTTCAGAAAGATCTACGACGTGTCTCTCGGGGTAGAGGTAAAAAGACGCCATCTATCACACCCAGACGTAGTGTTAAAACACGTAAATTTGATAAAAAGAGGAGTAATTCTATCAATGTAATGTCTTGGAACGTTTTAGCAGCAGCAGCCACGAAATATCATTCACCCGGTAGAAAATCAGAATTAGGAAAATACAGTCGAGAAAGACATAATAAGTTGGTAAAGAAAATACTCTCAACAAATGCTGACTTAGTTTTTTTACAAGAAGTTGATAAAGTTTTTGCAAGCAGACTTAGAACTCTAAAAAACTACAAAACTATTTTTAAAATACCACCAATTGCGTTACCCAAAAATGCATTTGGTAATGCAATAATGTTTAAACATGATGTGTTGAAAAAAGTATCAGGGACTACCAAATTACTATGGAGTAAATCAGAGAAAGACTTTGATAGAAAAAATGCTCTGATGACCACGTTGAAATGGAACAATAAACATGTTGATGTCGTTAGTTTACATTTAAGCGGAAGACGATCAGACGCTAGACAAAATTTGTTAAGAAAAATTACAAGACAACTTACAAGTCCTTATTCGATTATAGGGGGAGATTTTAATTGTAATACCAAGAATAAAGCATGCTTGGGTGAAATTAGAATGAAAACAAAATCTGTCGTTTATACAACTTGTTCATTTGATTATGATCCTGAACACAGACCAACAGAAATAGATAAAATATTGGTTTCGCCAAATCTCAGATTAACAAATTACCACGTGAAAAAAGAAAATTGTGGTAGAAAAAATCACCCTTATAGAAAATCTGGGAGTGATCACTTTCCGGTTCTGACTCGAGTTGTTCTTCAACACAAACCTTACAAGCCAAATGATTGTGAAATTTTGGCTACGAGAAGTTTCGAGAACTGCTATAAAGGGCGGAAGTTATTTTCAAAATGCTGGTTTCCAGCGGTAGAGAGTTACAAACGATGTATTAAGAAAATGAACAAATAATAAAATGGAAGATTATAAAAAGCACTTATTACATTTTATGTTTGTGTTGGGAAGTGTTGCACCACTGAGCATTGGGTTGTTTCTCATAGCAAATGGTATTAGCAATCTTCGAGTGTCTGAAATTACAACTCAACTAACAAACGTCGTTGACCAAATTAAGAGCTTAGAATATACTATTTCTGGATTAAACTTACAAGATTTTGAAGATTTAATAGGAAATCTTAATAGCACTCTCTTTGTAATTTCGTCGAATCTAAATAATATCCAAACTAACACACCAGGTCCCAATTTACCAAATTTACCATAAATAAAATTAAACGTTTTTTTGTTTTAATAAAATGATTAAGAAATTGATTGGACCGGATTATCCCAAAACATCTTGTGACTGCAGTGAATGTCCTGCCACCGGAATACCCAAATGGCCAGCTAAACCACCCGATACATCAACAAACAACCTGGGCTTGAACAATAGAAACCAATTGCGCAAAATTTCTTCATGTGCAAGTACCAGTTTCGTAGCTTCGGGTAAACAACCAAGTCCTTGGATATCTGAAGAAGGTAAGAAGAATATTGAAATCTTAAATCCCAATTTTGGTTTAGAGGTATCAGATGGATTTTTCCACGAACCTCATTCAGCTAAATGTGCATGTGGGGTTTGTGAAAAGCCTCGTCATCACAAACATCATCACAAACACTGCAAGGTAGAAACTCCAAAAACAGTAACAGCTTACGACCCACGATTGATAAATCCCTTGTATGGTTCTGTTACACAGCAACTAGATAGTATTCCATATAGCGGCGAAGTCCGATTGAAAGATATTTACGACGAAAAATATACAGACTATGGCAAACATTATAAAAATTATACTGATATTCACGCTGGACAATACATGTATTACTTAGATAGAGATATAGAACCAACATATTCTTTGCCGGTATACACTGTTAGAAGTCAAGTAAATAGCGAGGTGTTTCAAACACCCATGGGCGGTTTATGGCCAAGATACCCCAAGGTGCCTACCACCCAAGATAGTAGATATCTATCCTCGCAACAATTTACCAGAGATACAGTAAAAAATAGAGAAGACTTAATGGCATTGCAGATGGCGAGATTCAATAGAGAAAAGTACCCAGTGGATATGATGTAAATAAATGGTGAAAATGAATTTAGCATGGAAATAGCATTGTAGAAAATGGATCCTTCAGATGCTAAAAAACAACGGACTAAGAAGCGGAATCAAAAACTCCGCAAGCTACGTAAACAGAATAAGACGGTTGATATCAAGGACACCAATCGATACAAGCACTGGGAAATTCGAACACTTATGCTTGGTATGGTGCTGAGGTATTTCCCTCAAGCTCAAACTGATCTCAATGATCTAATCTCTCGTTTTGGTCGGGAAACCGGTGTCAAACTATTTCTAGATTCTATGCAAGCGTCGGGTGCATGTTTCCTACCCTTTACTCAACCTGTTCTACACCCAACTAAAAATTGAGAAATGAATCTTAAAATTCAAAGAATTTTAAGAAAGCAATGCGAACAACATCAACAGTATTTCCGTATTTCTGGCATTGGGATGACAATGAAAAAGAAGTAACAGTATTTAGAATTTACGCTTTGACGAAGGATAATAAAACAGTAGTATTACGTATAAACGATTTTACGCCTTACTGTTTTCTGGAATTACCAGAAAAAGTAGATGGTGTAGAAATTAGATGGGACGCATCAAAAGCTCAATTATTGAGTAACGCCATTAACGGTCGGCTCAAGAGTCATGGACCAATTAAAACATCATTTACAATGAAAAAGCGCTTGTATTATTGTAATTGGGATCGTAAGAAAAAGAAGGAACGTTTGTTTCCGTACTTAATGCTTGCATTCTCGTCTCCTTTTGATAGGAGATCTTACGCGTACAGTGTTAATAAGAGGCGATTCTTCGTGAGAGGCGTGGGTAATGTTCAATGTAGGATTCACGAAGAAGATGCAACGCCATTGTTGCAATTCACATGCTTCCGGTCGTTACCTACAGCTGGTTGGGTTAAATTTACAGGTAAACAAGTTGGTCAAGATGAAAAAATAACATTATGCGACGAAGAATATATAGTGAAATGGAAAAGTATAAAATTTGAAGGTGGCGACGAAGTACCAGCTCCATTGATATTGTCAATGGATATTGAGGTCAATTCTACTAATCCGAGTAGAATGCCTAACCCAGAAGTACCTGGTGACAAAGTGTTTCAGATCTCTTGCGTTTTGAAAAGAGAAGGTGCTAAAGATTACAGGAAATTTTTGTTGTCATTGGGTTCTCCTGATAAGTCTATCGTAGGTAAAGACACCGAGGTAATTGAGTACAACACTGAAGCGGATCTTTTACTTGGTTACGCGGAGTTCTTGCAAACATACAGACCTAATATTGTCACGGGTTACAATATTCTTGGTTTCGATATTCAATACATGATAGAACGTGCTAAATTTAATCTTGTTATTGATCAATTCAAGCAGTTGGGATTCACAGAATTTATTTCAGCACAAGAACGTCAGATTAAGTGGTCGAGTGCTGCGTACAAAACACAAAACTTTAAATTTTTGGATGCGGAAGGAATCTTGCATGTCGATCTGCTTCCATTGGTGAAACGTGATTATAAGTTTGACAACTACAAACTTAAAACTGTATCAGAGTTTTTTATAGGCAAAACCAAAGATCCCCTCGATGTTGCTGGTATTTTTAGATGTTATCGACTGGGTATGAAAGGTGGAGAGCGAGGAGCAAAGGCGTTGGGTGTAGTTGGAAAATACTGTGTACAAGATAGTGTTTTGGTATGTGAGTTGTTTGACACGCTACAGACTTGGGTTGGGCTATGTGAGATGGCTAAAGTTTGCAATGTACCGATTTTCTATCTTTACACGAAAGGGCAGCAGATTAAGGTATATTCTCAGGTTTATAAAAAGTGTATGTTCGAGAACAGAGTAATAGAAAAAGATGGTTATATTGCGAAAGAAGATGAAAGTTTCACGGGTGCTTATGTATTTGAACCGAAGCCTGGCGTGTACGACAAGGTAGTACCATTTGATTTCTCGTCACTGTATCCAACGACGATTATTGCGTACAACATTGACTTTTCAACACTAGTTCGTGACGATGATGATATTCCTGATTCTGCATGTAATATTATTGAATGGGAAGATCATATTGGTTGTTGTCATGATACAACCGTTCGTAAACAAAAAGTAAAAAAGGTGATTTGTGCTAAGAGACGTTATCGTTTTATTAAATCACCGATGGGTGTGTTACCTACACTATTGCAAGCTCTACTAGATGCCAGGTCTGGTACTAAGCGAGAAATGAAAGCTGCGAAAAAAGAACTACGTGATTTGCCCGATGATTCTGATCGTGCTCAGTATTTGAAAAAGTTGGTTATCGTGTTGAACAAACGTCAGCTATCATTCAAAGTTTCTGCGAATAGTATGTACGGAGCTATGGGAGCAAGGCGTGGGTATTTACCATTCTTACCGGGTGCTATGTGCACTACAGCATGGGGCAGAATGAACATTCAACGAGCAGCGAAACGATTGCAAGAAGTTCATCATGGTGAGTTGGTATATGGTGATACAGATAGTAATTACATCCATTTTCCTCAGTTTGATAACGCTCAGGAATTGTGGGATCACTGTCTTGAAGTAGAAGAAGATATCTCTTCAATCTTTCCACCACCGATGCGAATGGCTTTCGAAGAAGTGATTTATTGGCGTTTTTTGATTTTGACAAAAAAGCGTTATATGTATTTGGATTGTGGTCGGGATGGTGTTGTGTCAGATAAAGTCGGGAAAAAAGGTGTATTGTTAGCGAGGCGTGATAACAGTGCTTTTATCAGACAGGTTTACAAGGAAGCTGTTGAAATGACATTTGCTCGTAACACATGGGATCAGGTAATGAAACATCTATGTGATAGATTCAATAATTTGTGTTCCGGGTTTTTTGGTCATCGAGATTTTGTGATTACGAAAAGTATTGGTGAAATTGCGGATTACGCAACAATGTCGTCGGGAAGACTTGCAATTGATAATACCAAGAAACGAATCAAACAATTAGATGATTATTATATTAAATGTCACGATTGTGATTACGAAAACTTACCGAAACACGAAGATATCAATAAATGTTCAACCATTCTCGACCGATATACTTCTCACGATCCTTTATCGTTTTCTCCGGGTGAAAAAGACATATTCAGGAAAAAATTGGGAGATTGTTGTTATTTTTGCGCAGTAGAAGAGTGGAGAGCTCGAAAACGAGGATTACCAGCACACGTTCAACTGGCAGAAAAAATGAGACGACGAGGGCAGCGGGTTGACGCCGGTGAGCGTTTAGAGTATATCGTAACTAATATGGATAACTTGAAAGCCAAGTTGTGGAGAAAATTAGAACACCCAGATTATTACAAGACGAGGACTTCCGCTATCAAGGTAGATTATCTTTATTATTTGAAATTGTTGTCTGTGCAGATGGATCAGTTGATCTCGGTGACTTACAAACAGGAAAAGTTTACAGCAACACAATTAAAAGCTCGATTACAAAAGGTAAAAGTTTGCGAGCAGGTTAAAAATATCTTCACACCGGGATTAGAATTTCTCTAAAATGAATGAATATAAAAACTTTTTTGTATAACAAAAAAGTTTTATGGCATGTTTAATACCCAAACCATCATCACAAACCTTAACTACACAATTGACACTCGAAGAAGTTCTTCCTCTTTTGAAACAGGAATTGCAAAATACAGATATCGATTTGAAAACTAAATTAACCAATATTAGATCTTATGCTACATTAGGTTTGTATATGCTGGGTACGCAGGAAGTTGTGTCTCAAAAAGGTCAAGATATTCTTAGAGATAACGAATTTATGAGGGATTTAGTCATTTTAATGAAAACACCAACTTTCAAAAGATTTCGAAAAAAACATATGAGTCATGATATCAAATCTTCTCTAATCTATTTTGAATTGTACGAAATGCTAGATAAGTTTTATAAAAGGCAAATGAAAGAGACCATACCAGATGACATTGCAGCAGAGTTGTTGAAATCTATTATTTCGCGTAAAGAATATAGAACTCCTCTTGTTGGAATTTTGCATCAATACATACAAAAGGGTGGTAGCAGGAAAAAGCTGTATCAAAAATTAGAAGAATTGTTTTTAGATACGGAAGTTACCACAACTTTAACATTAAAAGATCATTAATTTTGCCTAAAGCGCAAGCTAATTGACCTGTGGAATAATAAGTAGACAATCTTGACGCCATCAATGTCAAAATGAGTAACGTTGTTTCTACTGGAAATCTATTACTTCGTTTGTCGTTGTATTCTCTTGTTAGCTCTAATGACCAGTAAATCCTCTTTTTTGGATTCCAGAGCTTTCTAGATAAATTTTGCTTCCCTAAAAAGTAAAAACTAGTACATAATTCTGAACTTGAGAGAAACAAAAGAATTTTACTTAGTAATTCGTCTGGTAATAATGAAATATTCATTTATCTTAAATGAATATTATTCTTATACTTGATTCTGGAACATTTATTCCATTCATGGGATCACATGTCATTCCAATCAAAATCCAATTATTCCAAATTCCTCGTCACAACCAATCGCGTGCATGTAATCTCTAATTTCTTTACATGGAGACGCTACATTCGCGAGAAAAGAAGACCAGAATAATGTGGCACCGGGTGTATGAATATGCGTCTTACCAAGAACACTTTGATGGAAGAATCTGGTCAAGTAAGATAGCCCCATTCTGGTCTTAGGTGCAAGACTGTCTCCGGCGAGTACTCTGTACACCCAAGACCTACCGTTTCGGGTCATAAACCATCTCATGTAACATTTGGTGGGTGGATTGTTGCACACGCAGTCACCGTGGCAATATAAAGGAGATACTGTTTCATTCAAATGCCTTTTCATCATAGATGTGGCTCCTTCTAAAAGTGACTCCATAGCATAGTGCATCATCAAATATTTTACACGTTGTCTGCGTGGTGTGTGAGGACACTCAAGCGGTGC